CTGCACAAGAATATGTAGCACATAAGTTTACATTTACCCGCGATACAACTACCTCCCTTGGTCCTATATTTAAAGGTTACCAAACAAAGGCTACCATTGCTACACCACGTCAGAGAGCATTAAGATTCCCTGTTTACTGCTTTGATACAGAAACAGATAGATACAATGTAGTTTCTGGATATGAAGGTTCAGCGTTAGAAAGATTACAATCTTTAGAAAACTTAGAAGAGGGTGGCGATGTTGTTACCTGGCAAGACCTTACTACTGGCGAGAGTCGCCAAGTAATTATTGAACAAGTATCATTTACTCGTTTAACTCCACCTGACAGAAGGTTTGATGGATTTGGCGGAGTAATTGAGATAACACTTAGAACGGTATAATGACATGACACCTATTGATTGGGCTACATTTGCAGTAGCCTTAACCACCCTTATTGGCACACTAGCCTTAACAGTAAGGCACTTGGTTAAATATTATCTATCTGAACTTCGCCCCAATGGAGGCTCAAGTTTAAAAGATAAAGTCAATCAATTAGATGAAAAAGTAGAATTTTTAACAGATTTAGTATTGCAAGCATTAAAGAAATGAGTATTAATGACAACTGTTGTCAAGAAAGCCACACCTGCTGCGATTGCTGTACTGCGCCAGGCAACGGCATTAAGACCCAAGAGGAACAAAGCAAGCGATGGTCTACTACCATCTGCTGCTCACCTAAGTCAGAGTCCTAACTCAGACCACAATACTGGGTTAGCAGTAGACTTAACACATGACCCAGCCAATGGAATAGACTGTAAAGATATTTACATTAGGATACAAGATGATATCAGGGTTAAGTATTTAATATTTAAAGGTAAAATTTGGAGTAAAGAAAAAGGCGAACATGCCTATAAGGGTAGCAACCAACATAATAAACATTTACATATTTCAATCAAAGAACAATACGCTAAAGACGATTCTAACTGGTTCAGTTGGATGGGTCTACCACCTAAAAAAAAATAGGAGAAACAATGAAAGATATAATCGCTAAACTAAAAGACCCAAAGACTAAGGCTGCATTTAAGTCTTATCTTCGGGCAGTACTGGCATCAGCGGTAACTATGGGACTAGCCCTTGCTGCTGACCTTGCTCCTGAACAAGCAATCCTAATTGGTGCATTGGCTGCTCCGTTGGCTAAATGGGCTGATAAGACTGAAAAAGAATACGGCATAGGCTCTAATTAAATACCCCTAATAAGCCTTTAAAGGCCCTTTAGAGACACGAAAACCCCCCAACCTAGTAGAGATACTGGGAAGGGGGGTCTTTTTTTGTTTGAGATACAAGGAAATATATATAACAACACAGTATATATATTATATATTATATATATAATAGACCCCTTCGGGGTCTTATATATTATATATTATATTATATACAATTATACACTTAATATTAATCCATGTAGGGAGGCAAACTTTAACTGCCTACCTTTATCCACAACCTGATGTGATATACTACTGCTATGACTATACAACTAGATGAATACATATTACCTGAACATATATCTTACTCTGCATTTACTACATACATTGACTGTGGTTATCAGTATTACCTAGGTCGATTGCTACAATTACCTGAAGCCCCTTCTGTGTGGTCAGTAGGTGGTTCATCATTTCATACAGCCACTGAGATGTGGGATAGGGAAAACCTATGATTAGTGTAGTTAACGAAGAGGGTGGCATTACTACCATGCAATGGGAAACTTATAATACTATTATGCGTGAACGATATATTGATGGCTTAAAAGAAACTTGGGTTGTGGCTGTTGGTTCTATTAATTCTCTTATTGATAAGACAACAGATGAGACAGAACTTACTGGATTACTTCATGCTAAACTAGCACTTAAGGAGGCACTAAGTGAGCACCGCTCAAAGTTTATGGGATAGTGCTTGGCTTAAAGAAGCAGAAGGTGTTGACTTAACATTTGCTCGTGTTGGTGGTAGAACATCTAAAGCATTTCCTGATAGGGAGAATGTAGATTTCTGGCAACAGACAGGACCTGAATGGGTTCAGTCTTATATTAATTGGCGTATTGCTAATACAGATTGGAAGATTTGGTATACTCCTGAAGGCGCACCTGCCATAGAGTTGGGGTTAACTCCTGTTTTTGCTGGCGTGCCAGTGAAGATGGTTCTCGATAGAGTGTTTGAAGTCAACGGTGAGTTGGTCGTGGTTGACCTCAAGACTTCACAACAAACCCCAACTAGTACATTACAACTTGGTTTCTATAAACTGGGACTTAAGCAAATCTTTGGTATAGATATTAAGTATGGTACTTACTGGATGTCTAGACAAGAAGGCACCTCTAGTATGGTAGACCTTAGTAGTTATACAGAAGAGAAACTTGAATACCTTATTGCCTCCTTTGATAAGGCACGCAAGGCTGGTATATTTATTCCTAACACAAACAACTGCAATCGTTGTGGACTTACAGAACACTGTCAGTTCACCTCGAAGAAATGAGAAACAATGGCAAATGAAGACTGGAAACTACAGGTTTCCTATAAGACACCATCAGGTGACATGATAAACGTACGTGCTAATACTGCTGATGAACTATCAGTATTGTTAGAAGGCGTAGGAGATTACTCCACACAGGTTGCTGCTACTCAGCAGAAAATAGTGGGTGCATATAACTTAAACCCTTTATCGACATCGAGTTCCACTACAGGCACAAGGCCCTCGAGTTACTCCGCACCAACCCCAGTGTCAGCAGTATCAGGTACAGCGGCGCCAGTGTGCAAGCACGGAGCCCGTATATGGCGAGAGGGAATCAGTAAAGCAAGTGGTAAACCATATGCATTCTGGGCTTGTCCTTCTCCACAAGGGACAGCAGACCAGTGCAAGCCAGTAAATTAAAAGATTGGCATAAATCTTTTTACGGAACTAGAAAGGAAATAGGATGCGTACACTTGTCAGAAGCGTTGGCCGTGCCAGTATTGGTGGGGAACCATTACCATCGTGCTTCAAAGCATTTGAATCAAACAAGATTATCATCCGTCGGTCTGAAGTTTCTATGTTCGCGGCAGCACCAGGAGTTGGAAAGTCAACACTTGCACTAGCATTAGCATTAAAGATGAAGGTGCCAACACTTTACATATCTGCTGATACTAATGCACATACTATGGCTATGCGTTTAGCCTCTATGATTTCTGGAAAAAACCAAACAGATGTAGAAGGGATGCTACATTCTGATGTTGGTTGGACTAAGGCTACTCTATCCAAGAGTAGCCATATAGTCTGGTCCTTTGAATCAGCACCAACACTACAAGATATTGATGAAGAAGTTCAAGCCTTTGAAGAATTATGGGGTTGCTCTCCTACACTTATTGTAGTAGATAACTTAATGGATGTAGCCACTGATGGTGGCGAAGAGTTCGCTTCAATGAGAGCGATAATGAAGGAGTTGAAATATCTTGCTCGTGCTACTAATTCGGCTGTTGTCGTTCTTCACCACACTAGTGAGGCTGTGCTTGGGACACCATGTCAGCCACGCTCTGCTATCCAAGGTAAGGTGGCCCAATTACCAGCGCTTATATGTACACTTGGTGTTGTCGGAACTTCAATGGGTGTTGCTCCAGTCAAAAACAGATACGGAAGAGCAGACGCAGGTGGAGGCTTGATGACTTGGATTGCATTCAATCCTGAGTATATGTTCGTTGATGATATACCAGAAAATAATTAATGATAATAGAATTAAATAAAGATGAGGTTAGAGTATGCACTATGCTTGCCGTAGAGAGATGGTTAACTAAGTTTGGGTCTACTGACCAACCTAACTACGCACAAGGTAAAGCAGATGGCAAACTAGAGCCTGAGATTAATGCTAACATACGGGCTAATGTATGTGAGTGGGCTGTTGCTAAACATTATAATCTTGCTTGGAATAATCCTTGGTATCCAAATGCTTTACATAAAAAGCGTTATCCGTTACCTGATGTTGGAGAAAACCTAGAGGTAAGGTCTATCAGAACTCAAGATAACATACCATTCTGGGGTAAAGATAAGGGCAAGGTTATAGTTGGAACTAAATGTTTAGACCTAGAATATTTTTCTCAGGTAGAAATATATGGTGTTGCATATCCCGAAGAATTTATGAAGTCTGAATACTATGACAATTATATAAATGGTTGGCGTATACCAATAGATGGGTTCACACATGAGTAGGAAACTAAGGATTAGGAATCCATTTTATTTTGTTGACAACACAACTGATTGGACATCTATTAATTGTTTTCATTGTGGTAGAAATTTTGTAATGTATATACCACATATTCGGACATCAAATTACTGTACGGAATGCGAATGAGTTCATATGGCAAGCGTAAAGGCGCTACCTTTGAGACTAGTGTAGTTAAATGGCTACGTCTTAAAGATATATTAGCAGAACGATTGACTAAGGCTGGTGCTAAAGATGAGGGTGATGTAGTTGCTTTCTTAGATGGAGCAGCAAACATACTAGAACTAAAGGCAACAAAGAAGTTAGACTTACCACAGTTTTGGCGTGAGGCTGAGGTAGAGGCAGAGAATTATGCTAAGGCTAGAGGATTAAAAGAAGTACCATATAAATTTGTAGTAGTTAAACGTAGGCAAGCAGGTATAGACAAGGCTTGGGTGGTGGAAGACTTTGAACAATGGGCTAAGAGGGCAGGCAAATGACTTACCGAACATACGAGAGATACTCATCCATTATGGAGCGAGTATACGACAAGAGCACGGGCAAGCAAATATCAAGTGTCCTTTCCACTCAGACACTCACCAGTCTGGAAGCGCTAACCTCAACGATAACATATACATATGCTTCGCCTGCGGAGTTCAAGGTAATAGTTTACAAATTGTCGCACAACAAGAAAGGGTAGACATACGTGAAGCAAAGTCAATCGCAGAAGGAATTGTTGGGACAAGCAGCAATCAAGTACGGGGCAAACATTTATCAGGCAGAGGACTACCTCAGAAGCAGAGGTATAACAATGGAAGCGGCACGACTGGCACGATTCGGCGTAGTCGGGGAGGCTGAGATTGGGCATGAACAATTCCAAGGAAGATTATCGATACCATATATTACCAAGACTGGTGTTGTCGACTTGCGTTTTCGTAGTCTTAATCCTGCTGTTGAGCCTAAGTACATGGGATTAACTGGAGCAGAGACTAAGATGTATAATGTATTAGATATAGAAAAAGCAGGAAACTTTATAGGAGTATGTGAGGGTGAACTTGATACAATTACTTTATCTACTTGCATTGGTATACCTTGTGTTGGTGTACCTGGTGCTAACAGTTGGAAGAAACATTATACCAGGTTACTCGCTGACTTTGAAAGAGTATTTGTATTTGCAGATGGAGACCAACCAGGAAAAGAGTTTGCCAATAGTTTGGCAAGGGAGTTGCCCGTCACTATCGTGCAGTTGCCAGACGGAGAAGATGTGAACAGTGCATATGTTAAGTATGGTGCCGACTATATAAGAGATAAGGCTGGGTTAAATGGATAACAAAGTACCTCCTTGCCCTGAGTGTGGTGAGCAATTTGATAATGTATTCCAAGCAACTGACCACTTACTAGAAGATGATGAAGAGTTTGACCCATCTTTAATCTTACCTAATGGTTCTAGATTAATGATAGGTTCCTTACTTAGGTGTCTGTATAAATATGCAGAGCGACCAGAACAAGTAAAGGTTATAACCCAGTCTGCATATATGACATTGTTTACGGCGGAGACACAGCCTGAAGCAATCAAAGATATAGTAGAAGAGATGATAATAAAATCACAGATGATGGAAATAGATGAAGAACTCAAACAACTACTTGAAGGAGGACAGTGAAGAATGGCAGATTATAACCCACTTGGAAAATCAAGGTTTCCATATAACACAAATAAAGAAGATGGATGGGAAACTCGTAGTTACCCTGACAGTATCTCTTTTGAATCAGCCGTAGCACAAACCTTTCAAGAACTATTAGATTTATTATTGTCTAAACATAAAGATTACGGACCAAAGAATATATCTGAAGCACCAGGTGGTGCATTGAATGGACTCAGGGTTCGTATGCATGATAAGTTGGCTCGTATAAATAACTTATATGATAGCCAATCTAATCCTGAACACGAGTCTCTTGAAGATTCTTTCAAGGACATGGCAAACTATGCAATCATAGGATTGCTAGTACTAAGGGGGCAATGGGACCAATGATTGAATTAATGTTAATGATGTTTCAATTAGAACTTTTATCTTTACTATCTTTCCTTGTAACATTACTGGGAATAAATTAAGGGGAACTAATGAAAACAATAGAGGAATCAATAGATTTAACTAATCAAAAAATATATTCTTTACTACAAGAAAATCCAGTAGAAAATCTGGAAAGTATAAAAGAACTCACACGTATTATACAGAGGTTAAGTCGTTCTAGAATGGTGGGATAATGAAGGTTATAGTCTGCGTGTCTGACTTACAGGTACCATACCACGACAGGAAGGCAGTCTCAGCGCTGTCTAATTTCATAAAGAAATATAAACCTGATGAGGTGGTATCTGTTGGGGACGAAATGGACATGCAGACTATCTCAAAATGGAGTAAGGGTACCGACCTCGAGCATGAGAAGTCTATTGCTAGAGACAGAGATGAAACTCATCGCGTCCTTGAATCATTAAAGGTTAAACATATGATTAGAAGTAATCATACAGATAGATTATTTAATACAATTAGAATGAGAGCACCTGGTCTTGCTGGTTTACCTGAGTTAGAGTTAAAGAACTTCTTAAAACTTGATGACTTAGGTATAACATATCACGAGAAGCCTTATGAACTAGCACCTAATTGGTTGCTACTGCATGGTGATGAGGGTAATGTGCAACCTACCGCTGGTGCTACCGCACTTGGTTTAGCCAAGCGTGCTGGTATGAGCGTAGTATGTGGACACACGCACAGAATGGGCTTAACACATTACACTCAATCATACTTTGGTGGTACACCTAAGACCCTATGGGGTCTAGAAGTTGGTTGTTTAATGGACTTTAAGTTCGCTAAATATATTAGAGGTGGACTGTTTACATGGCATAAAGGATTTGGTATCTTATATGTTGATGGAAATAAAGTTACACCGCAGTTGGTTCCAGTTAATATGGATGGTACTTTCGTCTTTGATAAGAAGGTGTGGAAGTAATTGGACTGGAATAGTATTGAAAAGTGGGACTACATTGTAACAGCGGTTGCATCGGACTATCATAGGAAGTTTAGTATGGTAGAACGAGAGGACATAAAGCAATCGCTGTATCAATGGTTTGCTGAACACCCAAATAAACTTAAAGATTGGGAAGCAATAGGTGAGAAGGACGCAAAGAACTTAATCTATCGTTCACTTCGCAATCAAGCATTAGATTACTGTCAAAGATGGAAGGCTAAGAGCGTTGGCTACGACATGTCTGACTTACATTATTATGATTCTGAAATTATAGAAGCGCTACTGCCACCTGTATTGCGTGGTGAGTATGGTGTTACACACAAATTAAATCTTGGATTTACTGGCAAGCCATCTGCCCCTGCTGAAGGTGGCAACTTAACTATTATGATGTTAGAGATTGACTCAGGCTACTGGAAGTTAAGTAAAGAAGATAGAAGAATTATATTCTTACGCTTTGCAGAGAACCTAGACTTTGGCGAGATAGCAAACTACTTAGAACTTGGTACTGATAGTGCCGCACGAATGAGACTTAAGCGTTCCATTAGTAGGCTGATAAATAAAATAGGCGGGTATAAACCTTTCCGTGATATAGATTCACCCGATAAAAACGAGAGTGAAGAAGATAATATAGAACAAACTGACATACATTCCGATACAGATAAGGGGAATAAGAACGGGAGCGATGAAGAATAAAAATCTAAATAGAATATTACTCATCACCCTCCCGTTGAATAGAACCCAGTCCCCTTGAAATGAACTGGGTTTGCTTGATACTCTCTAATCATTTCTCTATTACATTGCGGACACTCGGCTAAGTCATCTCGTTCATCAACGCTACGACTTAGTTCTAGTAGTGTCTTATCGTCTTGACATCTATAAGAATAGGTAGGCATTACTTATCCTTATGGGCAATTGTTATCTTACCCCAGCGTTTACTTGTGCTCATATAGTTTTTCTTAAACTTAGAGCGTTTCCATTTTTTCAATGGCTTTATTACTGATGGCATTAACCTATCTTCTTTGCCTTCGGATTCCAACCAGAGTACAACCAGCCTAGTGAAGTACCAGAGTAATCTATTTTATTATACTCTTGTCTAAACATTTCAATGGCTTCTTCTTTTGTATCTGTTTCGAATTCACCTACTGTTTTAAGTGATATCTTAGTTCTTACTTCATATATTGGCATTACATTTCCTCATCTTCTGGTGTTGGTGCTGTTGCAAGAGTGCCACATAGAGCGCACTCCATATCTATGAAATACATATCTATCTCGCCAGTCTCGTCATCAAACACAGTCTTTACATTCCATATATTACAACCACAAGGACACACAGTAGTGGCTCTACCGCGTATGTCCATCGCTGATTTGTAATCAGGTTTAAGTTGTGTGATATGCTTCGGCTCGTCGATTAGTAGTATCCTTTCTTATTAAAGAACTTCCACGCTTGGCAAGGTGTGTGATACCTGTTATAGATATAAGATAATCCTCTATCTATTTGCTTAGGCGCAGGAGTTTTGGGGTCAAGCCCTAATAACTGTGGGATACCTCCAGCATTTTTACCCATAACTTTTACTTTGTTGTATGCGTTGGTTCTCCAATTGCTTTCTTTAGTCCACAGTTTATTAAGGCAAGACCATTCTTTGTATTGCCACTCGTATAGTTTATCCTGAGCATAGGCTTTACTATCCATTACTGTCCAACCTTCGGCAACATCATCGTGAGATGGCTTTAGTTCATCAGTTGAAGTAGCAAGCCTGATACCTAAGATAAGTATTAGCCCCGCGCTAAGTGACAATACAAATATTCTTCTCAAGTTAAACCTCTTCCGCTATTACATCTGCCCCTGTTGGCGCATCAAACTCAGACACTTCCCATTCTCTGTATGGTGCGTCTATTGCTAACTCTATTGCCTTATCTATATCATACTCTGATACATAATAGACTAAGGTAGCCGTAGTTTTGATGGTAATCTTATAGTTAGTCAAGTTCATTATCAAACAACCCTTCTACATTGGTGTCACTAAAGAACTCTTCGTAGGTGATATAGACAAGGTCATCTAATTCTCTGATAAGAAAACTTATCTTATCACTATCCCAACCCTTTACCATATCAGCAGTAATAACTCCCTGCCAAACTACATCGTTATCCATTATATCCCCCTCTCTTTCATAGTGCGTCTGACCTTGTGGGCAAACGATACCTTCTGCTTGACAAGAGAGTTCTTTGTAACTCTGCCCATCATAGCCAATCTTTCACCTGCCATAGTGCCACCATATATACCGAAGTATAGTTGCTGACCATGCCTGCCTAGTTCTAAGCAGTCATCTTTAGCAGGACAATTCTTACATACAGATAGTGCTTTGATAGCCTTATCTACTTCTAGTTTAGTTGCTTGTGAACTACCATTAACAGAACTATTAGGGTCAGTTATGTCTACTTCACCAGCGAACCACATATCAGGGTCATCACTTCCAACGCATAACCCCTTGCTTAAATCTAAGTCTGTGTCATCAAACTTATAATCGAATACAGTATATGGTTTGTTAGTTATGTATTCCATAGTTCCATAATATACCTTGTAATGCTACGCTTAGTTCTGTTGTTAACTCTTTTACCTGCTCATCACTTAGGTCAGCAACATCAGACTTTTTTAATGACGCTTCCCATAGCATAATGTCCTTGTAAAATCTGCGGTCTGTTCTTACTTCCATTGTAGTTCCTCTCTGTGTTGGTGTAGGTGGGGCGATTACCCCACCCACAATTAACTAGTTTATTATGGGCGGAATACTACTGAAGTATAACCATCTAGGCGTGAGTGCTTGGCGATTAAGCCCTTCTCACCAGTCAAGTGTTTATA